CATTGGCCGTACCGGTAAAACTTACGCTGGTAGATCCTACAGGCCTAGTCAGTAGCTCGCGCACCGTTTCAAATACTCCTACAGCGCTAGGCCGGGCCTGCAGCTTCAAAATACTTTCGCTGTTAGCAGCTACGCGCTGATCGCCAAACGCCGATACATTGGCTACAGCTGATCCCTGTACGTTTATAGTTCCAGTAATTGACTTTACGATTATTGCCTGGTTAGTTGGATTGGCTACTGCAAGATCCACGTTAAATACTGGGGCAAACAAGGTACCGCCAGGACGAAGCCCGCGAAGCGTGAAAACGGCTTTTTTGCCGAATCGATAACGTGATAAAAAAAACAGTGCAGCTGCGCCGCCTACCAGTAGTAAGATATTCCGCATTTACATTGTGCTGCGGCCTTTTAGATCCTTTGTCGTTTGTCGTTACCGAAAATAAAACTGAAAAACCGAAAAAAAAAATCTATTTCAAATTTTGTTCAGTTTTGTAACTTTTCGCCCAGCCCGCGTGCGGCTTTGTAGGGCCGCTAACGCGGTCTGTGGCGAATTTAGTGAAAAAAATTGATATAAACTGAAAATTTAAGGCTAAAAATATACACATTGTTACCTGTATTCACCTTCATTTAATTAAAGTAACAGTACAGCAAGGGTAAAAAGTAAGGCCCGACGTAGAAACGCCGGGCCTTTTCCTAAACCAACCCTGTCTGCTTATGTAGATCGAATTTACTTACTTTTTCTCAAAATCGCGTATAAGCCACGTACGGCCCTCAAATTTCAAGCTTTCCTTGTCGTACCAGTTTATGTACCAGGCGCCCGAACTGGCGCAAAATTGGCCAAATTTGAGCCTATTAGTGATATTTCGGTATTTCCGGGGCCTTTTGGTGCCAGGCTTAAAAAAAACTATTGCAGTTTCTAGCTTTTTGTTCATTTTGTACTATTTTAGCATTGAATACAGGTGACTCGCGGCAAGTTCCGTAGTCGTTTGTCCGCGCCGGTCGAGTTGACTCCCGGCGCATTTTTTTTAAAATGGTAGATCGTCTAAAATTATGCTATCAATGTTTTGCTGGCTGTTTTGTGGCTGCATTGGCATTGTAGCCTGGCCAGCTGTAGCGTTTAGATCCTGCGGCTGTTGTTCTGTAAATAGGACGCGCAAATAATTAGTTCCGGCCTTGCTCTTGTTTACCCAGCCACTCATTCGGTACTGTTTTCCGTCAATAGTTGCCGTACCGTTGTAGTCGGGCTGCGTGGGCTTTTCCTTTCTGTTTTTGTAAAGGCTGCCGCTGTTGTTTTTCTGTTCCATCGTTATTGCTGTTCAGTTGCCTCTGTCCCCAGGTTATTTTTTAGTTTTTTTTGTAGGGATCGCCGGCACTGGCTCAATGTACGGTACTTGGCTCCAGCGGCCGTCGTAGTTCATTATGGCGACCGGCTCAAAATCGGCGTCGCTTCTTATGTATTTAGGTTTTAGTACGAACTGGCCAGCTTCTTTATTTTTTTCCACTATCATAGTTGACTGGCTCCAGCGATCAGTATTGCTACCCAGGTGGCCCAGCGTTTCGCCATGACCTTTGCCCAGGTGTAGGACGCCGATTAACAAAATATCATATTGCTTGGTAATTCTCTTTAGCCAGTTAGTTACTAGTCGCGTTTCTTTTGGATCGTTGTAGTCCAGGCATAAGTCCAGTAAGCCGTCCACAATAAGGCAGCTACAGTCCCTATTTTCGATTAAATACTGTTCGATCATTATTCGGATCTTGCTGGGCATATCCTCGCGCATAGAAAAAGCGTCAAAATGATCCGGGAGCTTCGTTTTTTCAGCCAGTCCAATTATTTTATCTATTTGCCTGTAGAAGTCAAAATTGCTCATTTCTGTATCGAAGTAACCGATCCTGGGCCGATCATAAGGCAGCTGCAGTTTCATACCCCAAACCCCCTGATAAGGCGGCACAAGGGCTGACGCTGCAGCTGCACCCACGAATGTTGACTTACTAGCCTTAGGCAGGCCCGAAAATACAATATAGCTCTGCAGGCAGCCCACTACTTTACCCTGGATTGTAAAGATTGGCGGCTGAACAGGCGGCCTATTATTAGCGTCGTACCGCCTAGCTTGTAGTAAATTGATAATTTCCGAAACGTCGTTTGCCATTCAATTAGTAATTCCAGTAACTAGATAGCCATAGCATAAAAAGTAAAGTAAATAGCAGCCAAAATTTAGGGCTATTCAATAATTTGTAAAACGTCTTTTTCATTTTGCTTTTCGTTTAGTTGATCAATCAATTTTTTTGCTGTAGTGATCGCGGCCTGTACAGGTGTGATCGGCTCGCCTTTGTCGGCTAGTGGGTGCTTTTTGCCTAGCTCCAGGTAAGTAGGTAGCAGCTGAATAGCAAAATATTCTAGTTTAGTCATTCCAGGGATCGGCGCAATAATGCGGCCTAAATTGTCCTGGGCTACTTGTGGCGGGAACGCTGGTAAATTGTAATTTTCCATTTTAGGGATTTTTTTAGGTTATAGAATAAAAAAGATATTTCGATAAGAAAATAGGCCAGGCAAAATACTGGCAGGCATACTAAAACTAAAAATAAAAGCTCTAGTAAGAATTTAACCGATTTCATCGGGTATCGTATTGACGTTAGTAATAACCCGCTGATAATAGTCAATGCTATCGCCGATAAGCACACGAAGCTCCATAGCCAGGTTAAAGGGGATTAGTGATTGATCTACCAGCGCCCGGCTGCCGCAACTGTAGGTAAATTCAATTTTTACTTTTGCGTCGTCCAGGTGTTTGCCTAAAAATTGTAAAGTTTTGATTTTTTGATCTAGTTCACGCAAGTAGGCTGCGCGATCGCTTAGGATTGCCATAGTTCCGTAGATTTAAGGTTAGTAAAAGTCGTTTGTCGTTTACGAATTTATAGCAGAATTTATTTACCAACCAAAAAAAAATCTACTCTGTGATTGAGTAGATTGATAAAAAAGCTGAATTTCAGCTAATTAGGATAAAAATAATTCGCTTTCTGCTTGTCTGCGCCTGGTTAGTCCTTTTACCTCTTTGCCTTTTACTTTATTCCAGCGTAAAAATTGGGCCGCTACAGCTGATTTTTCAGCGCCGCTATTAAGTAAGCGAAGCAGCGTGGATCTTGCAAAAGCTCCGGCGCCGATATTAAATACCAGGCTGGCCAGTGCCAGGCGTTGATTAGTATTTACAGGCACTTTTACTAAGCGATTAACGTCGGCTTCAACGGCCGCTGTAGTGATCCGTAACCAGTCCAGGGCTTCTTTTTTAGTGATCTTGTCGCCTTTCTTAATTGGTAGCCCTGTATAAGGATTGCGCGTATTGCCGTAGCCTATAGTCCATATACCGGCGCTGTCCTGGTAGGCTTTAAGCTCCAGGCCCTCGAATTTAGCTATTAGTGCCGCTGCGCTCATTTTGCTACTAATTAAGATCAGCCCTAGTATAGCCAGGGCAATAATATAGTTCTTTGTGCCTTTCATTCATTACAGCCCTGTTTGATCCAGGTCTTTTGCCGCTGTAAGGCCCAGGCCGGCGCCAATTGTAGTAATCCCGGTAACCAGGTCGCCTTTCAAAATAGCAGCTAGGCCGCCGATAATAGTTGCGAAGCCGAAAAAGGTCGTTTTCCAGTTTTTAAATAGTTTTTTCATTTTTTACAAAGTTTATTCCGTTATAAATTATTGTGGCTAGGCCCAGGGCTGCCATTATTTGCCGATCCTGGCCTTTTAGCTTGGTCGCTGCATACAGCATAAACGGGCCAATAAAGGCCACGTCTGCTAATCGTATGAGCTGTGTTTTCATAAGCTAGAACGCTTGAATTGCTGAATTAAGATATCTAGCTTCGTTTCCAGCCGGATAAGGCGCTCGCCGTGGTCGTCGTGCTTGGCCTGCTTTTCTTCCAGCGTCTTTACGCGCTGGTTAAGTACGGCCCAGGACGCCACAAAGCTACAAGCGCTACTAATTGCTATCGTTGCTAAGTTTAGATCCACTTTCTTGCTGTTTTTTAGTTTCTTCTGCTATAGTCATATTGACCTCTCTCAGCTTAGCTTGTAAAAATTCAATGTTTGCCAGTAGGTCGTAGGCCTGGGCTTTTAGTTCCTGTACGTTTGCCATTTTTTTAAGGTATTAGGGTTAAATTTAATTGCTCACAAATATACTCA